CGCCCGGCCTTTGTCTTTGCGCCGGGAATCTCCTGCCAGTAACCGAAGCGGTAATGCTCTTCGCGGACATAGAGCAGGTTGCCGGGGGCGTAGCTGATCTTCGGCCACGGCGAGACGCAGTGCTTGGCGTAGGGGAAAGCGTCCGCCACGGGCTTTCCGAGCCCATCCCGAGCCTCGAAGAAAGGCGGCGACATAAAGACCTTTTCGAACCCAGTCACACGCGCATGCGGCTGCGGCTTCAACACCCGCCGCGTTTGGAATTTGCGCCCGTCAAGCAGGGCGCAGACCATAGGGCCGGAGAACAGGATGGGGCGGACGGTCATGACGCACCGCCTGTCTCGCCCGTCGCCGGCCGGCGCATGATGCGCTGGCGGGCGACGTCGAGGGTGAGCGCCTGGAGGCGGGCCGCGTCGCCATCGTTCTCGAGCACGAGATCGACCGGGAGTTGGTCAAAGCCGGTCTCGCTGGTGTGCACGCCGGTGGCTTCAAAGCCCGGCCGGTGGATGCGCCAGACCTCGCCGCCCATGCGCTTGATGGCGCGCACCTCATTGGGCTTGCGGATCCCCGTGACCGCCACGCCCGGTGCGTGCTTGTCCAGCAACAGGCTTGCGATCCGGGTCTCCATGATGTCGGCGTAGAGCGCTGGCTGCACCATGGCCCGGCCCCAGTCATCGCCCAGGCTGCGCATGAGATCGCGGGCGGTCTTCTCCCCGAACGCCCCGCCGATGGGCTCGCTGCGCCCGTCGCGCGTGTTCACCAGATGGCGCAGGCGCGGCTCGGTAAGCCCCGCGCTGCGCAGGAGCTCGCGCACCACGGCGGCGATCCCATCGCCGGGGTTGATCTTCACCCAGCCGAGCGCGTCCACAAGGGCGTCGGCGGCGGTGTCCTTGCCGGAATCCTGCGGCCCGGCAAAGCCGATGATGCGAAGGGGAAGGGGTGTGTTCATGACGAGGTCTCCGGGTCAGGGCTGACGGGCCGGGCCTCCAGTCGATCGGCGGCGGCGCGCAGCAGGGCGGCGAGGCGGGGGCGTTGATCTTCAGGGATCGCCCAGGCGGCGGGCGGGCGGTGGAGCACGGTGAGGTTCGCGCAGGCCTTGCGGTCGCGCCGGACCCAGCCCGCGCGCTCGAGGCCGGCGAGCAGGCGGTTCGCGCCGCTGTGCGCGGCCAGCCCCAGCAGGCTCGCCAGCTGGCGCATGGACGGCGCGACGCCGGTGCGGTCGATCTCGGCTGTCAGAATGTGCAGCGCCGCCAGCTGGTGCGGGGTGAGGCTGGCGGGCGGGGGCGTGGCGTGCCTCATGTAGCCGGGCGGGTGGGTCCATTCGATGGGGGTGTTGTGGCTGGTCATGCTCCACCGCCTTTCCTGACGGCGCCATCGCACAGCCGTGTGAACGTGGAGCGGACCCGCTTTGCGGCGCTGTCTCGCTTGAGCGTGCTGCTCCCGGGATCGACACAGTCGGCGAGCGCGCGCAGGTGCTCGGCGGTGAGGCGCGCATCCAGCTCGCGCAGCTCCCAGACCCACTCGCGCATGCCGAGCAGCACAAAGCTGACGCCTGAGCACGACAGGCTTTCGCACCCGCGCTCGGTCGCATCGACAAGAATGCGGTTCAGCTCGCTGAGTACAAAGGCCACCTGGTCTGGCGCTGTAATCTGGCGGTGACGGTTGCTCATGGGGTCTCCTTTGCGGCGGCGCAGCCGTCGGCGTAGGCTTTCTCGATGGCGTCGATGAGGGCTTCGCGCTCGTACTCGGCAAGGCTGGGACCGTAGGGCAAGTCGCGCGCGTCGCGGTCGCGCTTCAGGCGCGCCTTGCGGCGCGCCTCGGCGTAGCGGCCTGCGGCTGTGAGATTGCCGAGGCGGGGGCGTGCAAGCTCTGCAGCTGCCCGCCGGGCGCTGGTCTCAAAGATGCTGACGAGGGCTTTGACAAAGGCGTCTTGCTCTGGGCGATCAGCCTCCCCCGTCTTTTCCATGGCGGAGCGTGCGCCGGGCGATTGTTCCTGGCTGCGCGCCCGCGTCCGCGAGCTTGCCTCCTCGCTGTGCCGGGCCGGGCCCGGCTCGCTGCGGGCGGGCGGTCGCCCTTGCGGCGGCTGCGCCGCCGATGCGCCCGGCGTGCTGGCTTCCATGGATCGACGGGCCGGTGTGGAGGGGCGGGTCATGAGCACCTCACATGACTGGCCCGGATGAAGTCGCCGAAGCTCAGCTCGTTCCAGTCGGCTTGGAGATACGCCACATAGCGCGCGGCACTTTTGCTCTTGGCGGCGACCTGCGTCTCCAACCCCTCATAGATCACCGCAAACCGGCGATGTGGCTCACTAATCAGGATCAGGTGATCGCGCAGCGCGGCCCGCCCTGCAGCGGAAACTTCGAAGGTGGCCATGCCCATGCGCTCGGCCAGCAGCGTCCAGCAGGGCGACGCTTCAAACGCTCTAGCGATCTCGCTATCCGTGTCGATCGCGTAATAATTGCGATAGGTCTCAGCCATGGGATCAAGCGGGCGGCCAAGCGCATGGTCAATATCGTCCATGGCCGGATCATCGAGGTAGCGGTTTACCGTCAGCGAGCTCATCATCCCTCTCCATTCATGAGGCTGTCGGCGCCGGCCTGGACGGCGGCGCGGCTGGTGAAGTGCATGTCGGGCGGGGTCCAGGCGGTGTCGCGGCGCACATGGTTCAGGATGAAGGCCACCGCCTTGTCCTTCTTCTTCGGCATGGCGGCGCTCACCGGGGGCTCGCCCTCCACCGTCCTGGTGCACGCGTCTGCGATGCGGGCCAGCTGGGGGATGGTGAAGCCGGAAAGCCAGGCCTCGCTCATGGTCCAGGGCTGGACCAGATCGCCAAGCTCGGCTTTCAGCGCGGCGACAAAGGCATGGTCGCCGGGCTGGGCGGTGTTGCCGCACCAGCTGCCGGCCTGGGCCGCCATGGCGGCGGCGAACAGCCGCTCAAGCGCCGGGCTTTTCAGAAGATGTGGCAGGGCAAGGGCGGCATCGGTGATGGCAAAGCGCGTCTGCGCCGCATCGATCCCGGTGGCGTCCGGGTCAAGGCCGTAAAACTCGGTGGCGGCCTTGCACAGAATGGCCAGTGCCGCTGGCGGAATGTCCGCGTCCTCGGCGCCGCGCCGGTAGCCGGTGATCCAGTAGCCGGGCGCGCCTGGATCGCCGTGGAAATCCACGCTGGAGAACAGGGCGCACAGCGTCACCGCCTGGGCAAAGCGCACCGGCGCAGTGGCCAGCGCCACCTGCAGGCGCACGGTCTTGTCGAGACGCGCGCGCCGCCAGTTGCGGGGGCCGTAGGGGGAGGTGGGTTGCTGGTGCTCCGCCCCGTCCGGGGCGTCGCGCGGCGGAAATTTTTCCTGATGCTCCGCCCCGTCCGGGGCGTCGCGCGGCCCATCGGGGCCGGCGGCCGGTCGGCCTTGCGGCGTCGCTTTGCTCGCCGGGGTGTGGTTTCGCAAGCGCTGGAGAGCCGTGCGCTGGTCAATCCTCAGGGTGTTCGGATTGACCCGCAGGATCAGGTCAAGGCGCGCGCGCGCGGCGTCAGGGTCGGCGGCCTTAGCGTCGAAGTACTCGGTGGGCCACACGGCCTGATCGTACCAGGCCAACGGGCCGGTGAAGACGTCCGCCCATCCTTCCTTCGCTCGCTGTTCGGCGTGGGCGGGCAGCGCGGCTTCCTGCAGGCGCTGGGCCTGGGCGCGGTCGGCATAGACCAGGCCGTCATCATCGTCGGCGACCGGCCCGTCATAGGCGTCGCGTTCAAAGATGGCGTGCTCGGCCGGCAGGCCTTGCGCGCGCAGCTGGTGGCGGATCTCCACCGCCGTCTTCCATCCGGCATAGCCGGCGCGGATATTGGCGAGGGCTGAGTTCTGAATGGCGTGGGGCCAGGCGGCGAGCTCATTGGCGGCGGCAAGATTCAGCCGCCCCCCGGTGAGCGCCTCGCGCGCCTTCTCGCTGAGGTTCCGGCAGAGGCGGACGCGCTTTTCCACGTGACGCCCGCTGAAGCCGGCGCGCTCTCCCACGTGCGCGCACGCCGCCTCAAAGCGCTCGCCGCGCGGATCGAGGATATCCACCACGGCGCGGTAGGCCTCGGCCTCCTCCAGCGGGGGCACATCCTCGCGGTCGCGGTTCTCGGCGATGGCGACTTCGAGCAGTTCAAGATCGGTGAGCGCGCGCACCACCGCATTGACCGGTGTGTCATGGGCCCAGCCGTCCACGCCGGTCTCGGCGTTCAGCGTCATGGCCCGCCAGCGCCGCTCACCCGCCGCGATCTGATAGAAGCCCGGCTGGTCCGGGTGGGGGCGCAGCAAGAGCGGCTGCAGCAGGCCGTTACTGGCGATGCTGGCAGCGAGCTGCTTCAGGCTTTCGGGGTTGAACGTCTTGCGCGGGTTGAGATCGCAGCGCTCGATCAGGTCCAGGGCGATGGGCTGGATGCCCACGGGCGCCGCCGCGCCGGGCGTGCCCGCGCCGCCACCGTCGACAATTAGCAGGCCAGTAAGCCCGGCGATCAACGTGCGCGCTGCTGGAAGGAGCTTGACCCGGTCGCCGTCGAGGGTGACGCCTCGTCGCTCCTTCAGCCACAGCACGCTCTTGCGGACGTTTGATCCGTCGCGGTCCAGGCGCGCGCCGAGATCCTTCCAGCCGGGCATGGCCTCGCCCGCATCCTCGATCCGGGCCAGCTCGGCAAGCAGGGCCACCGCGCCCTTGGGCAGATCGTCCAGGCTGAACGCGCTCATTTCTGGTCCTCCCTCGCGTCCGCTCGGTCGGGTCCGCACATAAAGTGCGGGCGGCCGGTTGGCCTTGCGGCGGCATGGCCGCCGAGGGCGCTGGGGTTATGGTCTCCGTGCAGGGCCGCCGCCAGATCGGGCTCCACATCAAGGGCGTCAAAGCTGGCGAGGGCGCCGGTGGAGTGGCCCGCGCCGACGCGGATGCCGATGCGGCCGCCGCCATTGATCAGGGTGATGGTCTCCACCACACCCCGTGCCACAAGGCCGGGCCGGCCGCGCCAGGCGGGCCGGCGCACGAGCACGCGCTCGCCGCCCTCAAAGCTGAGGGCCGCCATCTCGGACGGGGTGTAGGCGCGGGCCGGTGCGGCCGCCCCAGGCCGGGCAGCGGGCCGGGCGGCGGGCCAGCGGGCGGACCGGTGTGCGGCAAGGTCGATGATGTTGGATGTGTCAAACATGGCGGTCTCCAAAAGAGACGCCGGGCAGCGTTGGGGGCGCCGCCCGGCGCTAAGATCCCGGCGCATGGCTATCAGGAGGTCGCCGGGTGAAGCGCACCGTGCGACGACGTTTCGTCGTTGTCAACACAAACGACGAAAGATCGTCGTTTTGATACAGGGCGAGGGCGGTTTATTCTTGGTTTCGTGAACCAATGATCGCTGAGGAGTAGACGATGCGCGAACTGATCAGCCCGCTGGGGTGGGTGCTGCTGGTGACCGGGGTCTGCCTGCTGCTCTGGAGCCTGGTGGCGCCGGCTGCGCCGCAGTTTTCCGGCACGGTAAGTTTTGAGCTACTGGTGGCGAAGGTGCTCTATGCGGTGACGGGTGCTGCAAGCATGGTCACCGGCGCGGTGTTCGTTGCGGCTGGTGTGGTCGCGCCGCCAGTGCCCGCGCCACCGGCCGCGGACAGAGGCGACGGACCGGCGCCGCAGGGCGGCGATCCTGCGGGCGGTGTGAACCAGGCGGGGGTCTTTTGAGTGACGACGGCTTGCATCCTTGCTGACGCGCGGGATGGAAGCGCATGATTGAGTTTCTCGAAGACCCGCTGGGGGCGCCGACTGCTTTCGGGATGATCTACAAGCGCAAGGTCGGGCGATCCGGAAGCCGCGAAGAACGCTATGCAATCTATCCCATGCAGGTCAACTTCGGTCCCTTCGGCGTGGTGCACTATGTCGCGGGCGGCTCGATTACTGAAGCCGCGCTTGGCGGCGTGCTGAATTGGGAGCGCGACTTCGACGAGCCCGAGCGCTTCGTGCTGTTCTATGATCGAGAGACCGGCGAGGAAATCGAGTTTTTCCGCGACTGGATCACCGACCGGGCAGCGGCCAGCCGGACGCGGATATTTGGCGTGAACGCCTAGAGCGCGGCCTGACGCTTTCGCACGACGCTGACCATGGGCATGGCGCGCACGATGCGCTGGTTTTCCATGGGTGGACGGCCATCCCATGAATGCAGGTTGAAGGTGCCGGGCTCATAACCGCGCCGCACATCCTTGAACACAGTGCCGCCATCGGCCAGCTCCACCAGGCAGGCTTCGCCCAGCACGCTGTCAATGTCTACATGGTCGCGGGCCTCGCAATAGACCACATCGCCATCGCGCCAGGGCGGCATGGACCCGCCGCGGATCTCGGCGGCCACCAGGTTTACGCCTCCGGCGACGCCGGGCGGGCGGGCGACTTCATAGAAGCCTTCGTTTTCGCCCATGGCCTCAAAGTTCAGGACCGTATTGCCAGCCCCGATATAGCCCTTGACCCAGACACGGGCCGCTTCAGGCGGCGGCCCGTAGTCCTCGTCATAGAGGCTGTCCACCGTGACGCCGAGGGCGCGGGCGATCTTGGCTTCGGTGCGCGAGGACAGCGAGCCTGACTGGGGCTCGGCCTCGCCGCGTCCGGGCCAGTAGGAGCGGATGGTTGTGGGGGCAACGCCGGCCAGCCGCGCCAGCTCGGTCGGGGTTTCAATTCCGTGGCGCTCGCGCATCAGCCTTATGAAGGCGGCGCGTCTCTCGTCGGCCCAGCTGCTCATATGCGGCAGGCTAGACCGCGCCGGACCTCGCGTAATCGACGGGCTTTCGTCGCTTGGGACTTGACGTGACGACGAAACATCGTCGTTATTGCGCTCCATGAGCGTCAAATCAGCCATCACCGATCTCATCGCGCGGGCCGCCAGCCATAATGCGGCGGCGCTGGCGCGCGCCTCCCAGGCCCTGGCCGGGCCCGGCGAGCGGGCCCTGTCGGCATCCACCATCAAGACCATGCGGACGCAAGGCTGGGAGCCGCAGACGCTGGCCAATCTGGCGCTGCTGGAGCGCACGCTGGCCCATGTGGAGTCCGCATCCGCGCCCGTGGCGTCTGTAAAGGAGGCTGGCTGACATGTCAGATTTCCGCCAGCCAGGCCGCCACCGCCCAGAGCCGCGCCGGGACAGGCACGCCGGCGAGGCGCGCGCTGGCGCGAGCCACGCCGCGCATGCGTCTGAGCGTTATGATGCGCCGCCAGGCCTGCGGCCGGGCGCGCAGCGCGACGCCTCCGCGTCGCGGCGTTCCGCGCACCAGGCGCGGGCAGGCGGTCGCCCTTGCTGCGCTTCGCGCCGGGGTGTGACCGCCAGGCGTGGGTTTGGTTTCCTTGTTCATGCCCGCCAGTTCAGCACGCCGAACGGCGTTCGGCGATTGGAAGCGGCGGCGGTGATCCAAGCGGGCGCGGCCTTGCGGACCTTTCAGGTCCGGGGTTGGGTGTCATGACCGGGCGGGTGCATCATCGTGCGGTCTATAACGCGCTAAAGACCGGCACGCGCGTCCTGCTCAATGAGCTGGGCCGGGCGGAGGCGGCGTCGCGCGCCATCGGCGTGCGCAGCGGCGAGTCCCTGCGCCAGTACCAGGATGCGGGCCGCGACGTGTTCGCGCCCGCCGACATCATCGCCGATCTGGAGGCGTTCGCCGACTTTCCCCACATCACCGCCGCGCTGGCCAGCGCCAATGGCTATCTGATCATTCCGGGACCGGAGCGCCTGGCCGCCGGCGGCACCGCGTCGCTGGCGCTGGCCGAGGCCGGCGAGGCGGTGACCCGGATCGCCACGGTCTATGCCGATGGCGCTTGTAATCATCTGGAAGCCGGTCCGGCGCGCCGCCAGCTTGCCGAGACGATCTATGCGCTTTTGAGCCTTGATGCCGAGATCGCGGCGCAGCACCCGGATAGCGGTCCGCCGCTGGGCGGTGGGTCATGAGCGCTTTGTCCGGTCACCCGCGCCCGCCTGCCTGGGAGCGTGTCGCCTATGAGGCGGAGCGTGCGCTGAATTCCGATGACGGTCGCGGCGCGGTTCTCGCCCGGCCCGTCATGCAGCGCGCCATGGCGCGGGCCGGGGCCGAGGGGCTGGCCGACGCCAGCCCGGACCCGGCGCTCTATCGCTTGTTTATGGATGCCTGCTCGCGCTGGGCCGAGATCGTGGACCCGGTCCGGCGCGCGCGCTGGGACGGTCCGGCGCACGCGCTTGTGCGCGAGGTTCAGGGCCTCGCCGCCGAACCGGTGCGGGTGCGGCGCATGCTGGATCACGAGCGCAAACTCGCGCGCGCGGGCCTGCCGCCAGGGGATCGGTGATGAACGAGTTCTTTCTTGTCCGTCCTCGCGTCCGCTCGGTCGGTCCGCGCATCAGGCGCGGGCGGGCGGTCGCCCTTGCGGCGCTTCGCGCCGGGGCGGCGCAACTCCTGTCAAGCTGGCTCGCCCGTCGATCTGCGCCGGCGAGCAAAGCGACGCCGCAAGGCCGACCGGCCGCCGGCCCTGGTGGGCCGCCCGACGCCCCGGACGGGGCGGAGGACAGAAAATCATGAGCGATGAGTTTCGCATGTCGCGGCGCGCGCGTCGGGCCAAACACGCGCGGCGCTGGCTGGGTTTTGTGCTGGCCGCCACGATTCCCGCTCTTGTTTTTGCTTTGGCCGGAAGGTTTTTTTCATGACGGGTTTGTTTGCAGCCGATCCCCATGGGCGGATCGATAACCGCGACCGGGCCGCGATGATCAAGCGCCGGGTGAGCGTTGTTGATGTGGCGCAGCGCCATGATGCGCAGCTGGCGCCCCTGACCAGAGGCTATGAGGCCGACTGCCCCCATTGCCGCACGGGCCGGGTGAAGATCAGCGCAGGCGCGGATCATTACCAGTGCGGATCCTGCTCCGGCGCGGGCGATGCCATCACTTTCGAGCGGGCCGTCACCGGCGCGGGATTCGCTGCGGCGTGCGACGCGCTGGATGCGGCGTATCCCGGCCAGTCCGCAACGCCGGACCTGTTCGGGTCCAGGTCGGCGAAGGCGAAGTCCTGATGGCGGTGGCGGGTCTGGCGGTGCGGTCCAGCATAAACCGGGTGGCGCTGTTTCTGGGGGCGCTGGCGTCGGCGGGCCTTGAGGACCGGTCGGCGGGCCGGGGGGATGTGGTCTCTGATTACTCCAGTGCCTGGGCGATGCTGGCCTGCCTGCCGGCGTCCTTGCGGCCCATGCGGCGGGGCTGCCCGTCGCCGCAGCAGATCTGGCGCGAAGAGGCCGAAGCGGCCGGCATCACGCTGGAGGCCATCAAGGGCAAGAGGCGCACAGCGCGCCTGGTGACCGCCCGCCATGAAGCCTGGCGACGCATGGTGGATGATCGCGGCATGACCCTGTCGGGCATCGGCCGGCTGACAGGGCACAACCACACCAGCGTGATGCACGGGGTCGAGCGCGCGCGCGAGCGCCGCGCCGGCTTTGATTACGAGCGATAGGAGGCTTGCCATGACCACCCCTGTTGAGGCGGCGGAGGCGCCGGTGACGCTGCGCGCGGCTTTGTTCTGCGCGGCGCTGGATGCAGCCTGTCAGGTGGAGGGTGCCGAGCTGGCCACCGCCCTCGGGCTGGGTGATGCCGCCCCGGCTGGCCATGCCGAACGCCGGGCGCGTGCGGCCTGCATTCTGGGCCTGTCAGAGCCGTCGGCGGCGCCACTGGCCCCTAAGCCGGACAACCGCGCCGCCATTGAAGCGGCGTTTGACCGGGCGCTGCCGGATCGGGCCGTGCCTGACCCTGCCGGGCGCGAGGCCCCGCCGCTGCGTGTCATTGCCGGGACGCGGCCCGCCCGCGCGCCGGTGCGCGTTCTGCAGGGCGATCCGGCACGGCAGGTTCCGCTGGCCCGCGCGCTGGGCGAGCGGCTGCGCGCGCGGGGATTCAGCCTGAGCGCACTGGCGGTGTGCGTGGCCGCCGAGCTTCACGTGGCCGCGTCGTCGTCCTGGTGGCGCCGCCCGCTGGGAGAAGCCTCATGACCATCCCCCAGGCTGACCGTGACGCCATGCTTGAGCTGCTAACGGCCAATCCCGGCGTCACGCTGATGGCGATCAAGGCGCGCACGGGGTGGTCGCTGGGCCGGTGTTCGCGCATCCGCGCAAGTGTCGCCGCCGAGGCCGGGCTGGCCATTAGCACCGGTGGATACAAGGGCGATCTGCGCAAGGCCGCAGAGCGTCTGCTGGCGGAGCGGCCAGACTTGAGCTCGGCGGCGCTGGGCCGCGTGCTGGGGTGCGATTCCATGAAAGCCTCGCAGCTGCGCCGCGACGCGATGCTGCGCCAGCGCATCAATGACGGCGAGCCGGTGAAGCTGAGCCATCAGGCGGTGGGCTTTACCGCCATGGTGGAGACCGCCCGCGATCGCGCCCGCAAGCTGGTGGACACCGGAACGCCGCTGGATACGGCGCTGCGTCAGGTCAATGCCGAGTATCCCGAGGCGCGGCTGAACGCAGCGCAGATGGGGGTGGGGGTGTGACCGCTGTTCTTCTGCTTCGTGATCTGATGACGGCGCTGCATGGCGTGCGGTTTGATCTGGCTGATGAGGTTCGCGCCCATGGCGAGATCGAAGAGCAGCTGTGCGGCCTGTCCGGGGTGACGGTGGCGCGCGAGGTCTGGATCGGGCCGGACTCGCGCATCGATCTGACGGCCACGCGCGGCATCACTGTGGGCATTGAGGTCAAGCGCCGCTGCGCACCGGGGAAGATCCGCGATCAGCTGGACCGCTATGCCGCCTGCGACGGGGTCGCGGGGCTGCTTTTGCTGTCCTCCACGGCGGTGTCCCTGCCGGAGACGATGCACGGCAAGCCGGTCCGGGCGTTCAGCCTGGGGCGGGCGTTTTTGTGATGGGTGGGATGATGTGCTCACTCTCCTATGGCCGTCTGACGCGCGAGGGTGCGGGCTGGGTGCTGTATGACGCACCGCCCCATGTGGCGATCAAGCTGAAGGGCGTGTTCGGCCATATCGCCAAGGCGAGCCGGGGGCCGTTCACGTTTGGCGCTGATGCCGAGACCTGTGCGGATCTGGAGTGGTTCCGCAGCCGGTATCCGTTCCAGATGAGTGTTGCCGAGGAGGCCGCGCTGATCGCCGGTCGCCGTGAAATGGAAGCGGGCCGCGCGGAAGCCGGGCGCATCCTTGCGCCGGGCTGGGTGCCGCCGCCGGTGTCTGGCCTTCAGCCCGGCGAAGCGTTGCGCCCGATTCAGGCGCAGGCGGTGGAGATCCTGCAGCGCTATGACGGGCTGCTGATTGCCGACAGCGTGGGGGCCGGCAAGACCTTCACCAGCTGCGGCGCTTTCCTGCGCGAGGGCAATCTGCCGGCGATCGTGGTGGCCCCGCCACATCTGGCCACGCAGTGGTGCAAGGTCATTCATCGCTTCACTACGCTGAAGGCTGTGCAGATCACCAGGACGCAAGCGGCCGATCTGCCGCCGGCGGATGTCTATGTGTTCCGGTATACCAATATCCACGGCTGGATCGACGTGCTTGAGGCGCTGTCCAAGACTGACGCAGGCCTGGGCCTTGTGGTGTTTGACGAGGTGAGCGAGCTGCGCCACGGGGCGGGCGCCGATCATGGCCATCTGGGCGACGGCACGCGCAAGGGTGAAGCGTGCCTGACGCTGGCGCGCATGGCGCGCCGGGTTGCCGGTCTGGACGCCACGCCGCTGTATAATTGGGGCGTCGAGATCTGGACCATCATGGACTATCTGCGGCCCGGCCTTCTGGGGACTCGCGGCGAGTTTGTGCGCGAGTGGTGCAATGAGTATGGCCGCCTGACCGATCCGGTGGCGCTGGGGACCTATCTACAGGACCGCTTTGCGCTGGTGCGGCGCATGGGCAAGGGCGTGCCGGTGAAGACCTCCATCGTGCCGGTGGAGCACGATCCCGGCCCCATAGACGCCATCGCGGCCAAGCTGGACGCGCTGGCGATTACGGCGGCGTCCGGCAGCTATTACGAGCGCGGCGAGGCGGTGCGCGAGATGGATTTGCGCCTGCGCCAGGCCACGGGCCTTGCCAAGGCACGCTATGTGGCGCGGCTGGCCGAAATGATCCTGGAGGGTGGCCGCAAGGTGCTCATGGCGGGCTGGCATCGCGGCGTTTACGAGATCTGGAACGAAGAGCTTGCCCGGTTCAATCCGGTGATGTTCACAGGCTCGGAGACTGCCGCGCAGAAGCAGCGGGCGCTGGACGCGTTCATCAACGGCGACAGCCATGTCTGCTTCATGAGCCTGCGCAGCGGCAAGGGCGTGGACGGCCTGCAGGCGGCTTGCGCCACCGCGATCATCGGCGAGTATGACTGGTCGCCATCGACCCAGCATCAGTTTGTCGGGCGGCTTGCCCGCGAAGGCCAGCTGGAAGCGTTTGTGGACGCGATCTATCCCACCGCCAGCGATGGCAGTGACCCGCCCATGATCGAGAAGCTGGGCCTGAAGGCCAGCGAACACGCCTCCATCCTTGATCTGGACGCCAGCGTGGTGGCCGACCGTGAGCTGGATACAGGCTCGCGCATGGCCGAGCTGGCGCGCGCCTGGCGCGAGCGGAGGGCATCATGACCCGCCCGTCGGCCATTGATGGCGAACTGCGCGCGCGGGGCATCGATCCCGATGGGCCCATTGTGTTTGTGGGCGAAGCGCAGCGCCTGACCCTTGAGGCCCGCCACGCGCACGCCCTGAGCCAGAGCCCCACCACAAGCGCCCGTCTACGGGCCGCCTACTGCACCTGGTTCAACACACTCCGCGCCCGCTATCGCGGCGAGGAGATCGCCCCGGCAGCGCAGCTGCCGCAAGGGCCACCGCCCGCCCGCGCGATCGCGGAACCGACCGAGCGGACGCGAGGGAGGACAGGTAAAGATGCCTAAACGCTCCAACTTCCCCCGCCGCGCCCAGGACGCCTATTTCACGCCCGTGGAGCCGGTTCATGAGCTGGCCCGTCATGTGCCGCGCGGGGCGAGCTTCATCGAGCCGTGCGCGGGCGACGGGCGGCTGGTGCGCCATCTGGAGGCGGTGTGCGGCCTGATCTGTGTGGCGGCGTTCGACCTTTGCCCGGCCGGGCCGGGCGTGGCGCAGGGCGATGCGTTGACCGTCGACCTGCCGGAGGCTGATTACATCATCACCAACCCGCCCTGGACCCGCGCGCTGATGCATCCGCTGATCACGCGCTTTGCGGCCCATGCGCCCACCTGGCTGCTGTTTGACAGCGGCTGGTGGCAGACCCGGCAGGCCGTGCCGTCCGAGCCGATCCTGCGCACCGTTCAGGGCGTCGGGCGGGTGAGCTGGATGGAGAACGGGCAAAGCGGCATGGACGACGCCGCGTGGCATTTGTTCGACGCGCGCGGACCGGGCTCGGCGGGATTTCAGGCGCATATGCCGAGGGGGCGGGGATGAGTATTCAGGCACTCGCGGCGGTCATTGAGAGCCAGCTCTATGCAGGGGCGACCTATGGCATCCTTCTGTCGCTGGCCAACCATGCGGACACGGAGGGCTATGTTTATGTCGGCTATGGCCGCATGGCCGAAGAGGCGCGCTCCGCTGAGCGCCACGTAAAGCGCGTGATGAAGGCCATCTGCGTGGATGTCATGCGCGATGCGGAGCGCTACCCCGATGAGGCGGCCCATGAAGCGGCGCTGAGCGCTGCGCCGGTGTGGCGTCTGTCGGAGCAGGGCGGACCGCGCGGCACAAACGAGTATCAGATCAACATGGACCTGTTCAAAGCCGCCCGTGCCGCGGTGGAGCAGGCCCGCCGTGACCGCCGTGCCGGCCGCCCGAAAAAGGGGGTGACATCTGGTGCAGCGCCCCCGGAAATAGGGGTGACATCTGGTGCATTCCGGCCTCTGGAAATGGGGGTGACATTTGAAATGGGGGTGACATCTGGTGCACGGGGGGGTGACATCTGGAGTCACCCCAGGGGTGACATCAGGAGTCACCCGAACCGTCCTTCCGAAGGAACCGAGTCACGCGCGAGCGAAGGTGCGCTCTGCGGGCGCGACCTCGAAGCGCAGGGTGCGACCCCCGCTGCCTCTGCGCCCGGCTGTGATGCTGATGGCTCGGCGACGGGGTGTGAGGGCGAGGGCGGTGCGCACCCCGCGGACCGGTGGCGCGAGGTGCGGCGTGCGGCGCGAAGCCGGTTCGGGGATATCGGCTATAGCAGCGAGATCAGCCGGCTGAGCGCCGAAGGGGCGGTGGTGATCGCCGCCAGCCGGTTCGATGTGGCCGCCATCGCGCGGCGCTATGGGCCGTTTTTCAAGCAGTACGGGTTTGTAAGCGTCCGGGGCCCCGGCTCCGGCGACGAGGAGGTGCGTCTATGAGCGCGAAAGACCAGGCGAGCCGTGAGGCGCAAGCGCGGGCAGACGAGGCCACGGCGCGGGTGCAGGCCAGGCGCGAAGCCGAGACCCGTGGGCTGGACCCTGAAGTGCACGCGCGCTGGGCCATGGCGCTGGAGCGCATGGACGCGGAAGGGGAGAGGGAGGGCGGCGATGTGCAGGCCACTCCGGCGAAGGCCGCGTGTGGGACGGGCCGTGAAGGCTCGGCGGGGGATGGGCAGGCGCTGCGCGAGGGGAGGCTGGCGGCGGCACAGGCGCGCAAGGCGGGCCGGGAGGCCTCGGCGCAGGACCCTGTGCGCCGGGCCGAGCGGGCCATGGCGCAGGACCGCATCAAGGCGCTCAAGGAAGTCTCGCGCCAGATGGGGCGGCGAGTGGATACCCTCGAATTTGATCCGCTGAACGCCATGGCGCGCGGCGTGATCACCGAGGGCAAGCATCTGCGCGCGCTGTCTCCGACGCCTCAGCTGGGCCTTCTCTCGGTGCCGCACCGCAATCGCGGGGCGCTGATCAGCCCGCGCCAGCTCGCGGCGTTCAGCGTGTTCCATGGCGAGTGGCTGGGCAGTCAGGTGGGCGTGGGTGCCGTGGATCTGGCGCGCATTCGGGTGGATGGCGGCGGCGTGGGTGATGCCACGTGGCGGCTGGCGCGGGCGGCTGATTCGCTGGCGGCGTTCCGGCGCTTGCGGGCGGCGGTGGGTGATGTCTCGCGGCTGCAGCTGGTGGACCATGTGGTGCTGTTCGACCAGGGGCTGGAGAGCTTCAACTGCGCAGTGATCGAGCGGGTGAAGGACCGCAAGATGCAAGCGGGGATGCGGCTCTCCATGCTGCTCGCGGCAGCCGACAGCATGGCGCGTCAACTCTGGGGCTGATTACGACTTGACGGCAAAGGACGTTTGGAAGTACCCCTTGAACCCATGAGGCGAAGGTGCGCCTCCGGAACGCCCGGCCGCGAACAGCGCGCCGGGCGCTTTCATGTCCGGGACACGCAAGACGTTGATCCGCCTACGCTTTCAGGGTTCGGCGCAACGCGGTAGAGCAAGCCCACGGGTCCTCCTGGGCCCTTTCACCGTATACGGGACGTCTAAGCGCTTTGTTTTTCTAGACACACAGGTTTTTGAAATGGTTGACGGTTTACGGGGCGGCTAGTTGACGCCTCGCGCCGATGTGCGCCCGTCGCCCAGGCGGAGGAGGCGCGATCGATGTCCGACACGCCACTCCGCGACCAGGTGCTGCAGACCTCCGCTGGCGAGACCGAGCCCGCGTTCGTGCCGTATGCCGGGACCTACGCCAGCATGCGCGGCACCAGCCGCCAGACCGGCAAGAACTGGAACGACGCGGGCCTGATCGTCTGGGTGGCTGACGACGCCAAGCCCGGCAAGCAGCTCGTGGACGTGGCCGCCACCGACCGCCGCCGCGCCGACCAGCAGAACCCGCTGAAGCGCCACGCCCCTGCGCCCGGCTCCGACACACCGCAAGCGCCGCCCGCCCCGCAGCCCGCGGCCCCCGCCGCATCCGACGACGATCTGTTCACCGAATCCCCGGCGCGGCGACCCCTCGTGCAGCGCGACGGGGATGCCGGCGGAGGCTCTGCGGACGCCTCTGCCGGCGCGCCTTCAGCCCTGCAGGACACCCAGCAGGCCCGCGCCAGCGCCCTGAAGCTGGACCGCGAGTGGATGCAGGTCCGCCGCACCGAGCTGAAGCTGCGCGAAGACATGGGCGAGCTCGTGCGCAAGACAGACTCCGAGCGCATCGTCTTCGACGCGCTGCGCCGGGTCCGCGACACCATGCGCCGCGTCGCCATGGATGCCTGCGAGGCGGCCAATCCCGAGGCGCCGCACATTGCGCGCACGGCGATTGAGGCGGAGATCGACAAGAAGCTGGCCCGCGCCGCCGTAGAGATCGAGCTGGCCTTGCGCGGCGAGGTCGCCCCGGAGGGCTTTGAGGCCGACGACGAACCGGAGGAGCCTGCCGAGGTCCCGGCCGGCGCAGACCCAGAGCTGGTGTCCTGATGGACGGCAGCCAGATCAACGACCACAACCTTGCGCCCTGGCCCGAGATGGACGCCCGGCTTGACCGCGCCGCCCTGGGCGTCGCCGCGAAGGCGCGCCAGGCGCTGGAGCCGGACCCGCCCTTTGACCTGTACCAGTGGACGTGCGCGCACCGCGTCTTCGACGACGCCTCCGCCGAACCCGGCCCGTTTGATCCGGACGTCGCGCCGTACCTGAATGACGTACTGCGCCTGATGTCGCCGGTGAGCGGCATCGAGGAGCACAGCCTGATCAAGTGCGCTCAGTCGGGCGGCTCGGTGGTGCTGGAGAGCTTCATGGCGGCGGTGCCGCTCTACGTGCCCGGCCCGGCCATGCTGGTCCACCCCACGGTCAAGGCGTTCAAGGACTGGGCCGAGGAGAAGTGGTGGCCCATGGTTCAGGCCACCAAGGTGCTGGACCCCGATCGCGGCGGCGCGGTCATGGACCGCAACGACAAGAAGACCGGCGGCTCCACCAGCGACCGCATCCGTTTCATCAACGGCGCGTGGATTGCCGGCGCGGGCGCCAACTCCGCCGCGACCCTGCGCCAGAAGTCGATCCGCTATATGGGCGCCGACGATCTCGACGGCTTCACCGAGGACGCCGACAATGAGGGCGATCCGGAGAAGCTCGCCCATCAGCGCACCAAGACGTACCGACGCAAGGCAATGGCGATCACGGTCCGGGTCTCCACGCCGCTGCTTGAGGGCGGCAGCCGGATCAAGCGCCACTATGACCGCAGCACGAAGAACCGCTTCTATCACGGCTGCCTCGACTGCGGTGCAGCGACCGATTTTGACTGGGAGGACGTGGAGAAGGCCGAGCACGCGCCCTTCAAATGCCATGTGGTCTGCCCGTCCTGCGGCTCTGTCCACACCCACGGGCAGAAGCGCGAGATGCAGCGGCGCGGCGTGTGGATCCCCACCGCCCATGTGCCGGGCCAGTCTGAAGATGACGTCCCGCCCAAAACCATAGAGCCGGACGATATCGCGCGCTGGCGCGATCGCGACATGGGGCCGCTGGCCCGGCATCAGGGCTGGTGGATCACCGGCTTCATGAACTTCGCCGAGACCTGGAATTCCATCGCCCAGCAGGAATCGGAGCTGGGCGACGACCCGAAAGCCCGCCAGGTCTTCGATAACACGGTACTGGGCCGCACCCACAAGCTGGAGACCAAGACCCCGGACTGGGATGCGCTCAGCGCGCGCCGCTCCATGGACTTCGACAAGGGCGAGGGGGTCACCGGCCCGCTGGTGTTTGTGCTCTCGGCTGACGTGCAGAGCTACGGCATCTACTGGCTCATCAAGGGCTATGACCGCGAAGAGCGGATGTTCTATCTCGACTGGGGCTTGATCCCCGGCGACACCGCCGATTCCCATCCGCCCGCCGATGCGGCGGCGCGGGCTGAATGGCGCAGCGCCTGGAAGGGCTTCACCGAAGTCTTCGAGCGCGGCGCACCGCTGCCCGGCGGCGCCCGCTTCGCGTTCGACGCGGTGATGATCGACGCCAAGTACAACACCACGGCGGTCAAGGACTGGGTGCGCCGCCGCCCGCATTGCCACGCCATCAACGGCGATCCGGGCTGGAACCGGGATGTCATCTGGCGCGCCGAACAGACCGACCTGAAGCGCTCGGGCAAGCGCTCGCGCTTCGGCGTGCAGATCTGGCATATCGGCACCTGGAGCGTGAAGCGGATCCTCACGACCCGCTATGCGCGCACGGCCACTGGCGATGGCTTTACCGAGTTCGGCCCGCCCACGGGCTATTGCTGGCTGCCGCGCGGCGCGGACGAGCCCTTCCTGCGCCAGCTCACGTCTGAATATGTGCAGACGACGATCCGCAAGACTGATGGCCGCAAGGTCCAGCAATGGAATGTGAAGACCGGCGAAGAGAACCACCTCTTCGACTGCGACGTCTACAATTTCGCAGGCTTTCACCTGATCGGCGCCCGCGCCGGAAGCCGGGGCAGCTGGAGCGATGAAGACTGGCAAGACCGCACCGCCCTGGTCGCCCGCACAATAGACCAGGACGGCACGGCCCAGTCCGACCTGTTCGACGCCCGCGCTGGCCTGGCGCGCAAAATCACGGGCGAGACGCCCGCCGAACGCCGTTCGGCAGACGGAACCGCGCCGCTCACCGCCCTGCAGCGGCTCGGGCGGTTGAATAAGGGTTAGAGTTTGCTGAGCGTCCTCGCATGGTAGCGCGC